GAGATCTACACCCAGGAGGTCAAGATCGACAAGCGGGGCATCGAGGTATCCAACAGCGCATCGTCTCAGCGGACGGTCATCACGAACACGGAGTTCGCCGGTTACTACAACGACGAGGTGATTTTCACCCTGAACAAGGACGAAACGCAAACCAAGAAAACCACGGTGGACGGTGAGCTGACTGTGGGCAAAACGAAGTTTGTCCCGATGCCCACGGCGTCCGAGGGGTTGAATATCGTCATTCTGGATTAAGGAGGGAAAGCTATGGCAACTTGGAAAAGTGCAGCATACGATGGGCGCTATCTTCAACTGGACATTTCAGAAAGCGTGAATGTGGTCGGTAACAGCTCGACGCTTTCTTGGACACTAACCTCTGCCGGTGGTGCTTCCACTTACTATACCATTGACACCACCACCGTTACCATCAACGGGACACAGGTCTACTACAAAGCAAGAACCGCATGGGATTCCAAGGTGTTCCCGGCGAAGAAGGGCTCGGTCAGCGGCACGATCACTGTTGCGCACGACAGCAACGGCAGTAAAACGATTGCGGTCGGGTTCTCGACCCGTGTATATATCTACGGTCCCCAGGAGTACGGCGGCAGTATGACGCTGACCACCATCGACCGTTCCGCACCTACCGTGACCTTCAGTACATCGAATGTCACGGCAAACGGGTTCAAAATCTACGCTACATCCTCTGCCACGGCGGACGTCTGGCAGTACAGCACAAACGGCGGTTCGAGCTGGACGCAGTTCTCAACGACGGCATCCACCAGTGCCAGCGTAACACTGTCCTCGCTCTCACCGAACACCAGCTATACGGTGAAAGTCAGAGCAAGGCGGCAATACAACCACGTCTACGGCACTTCCGGCAGTTCCACGGTCAAGACGCTGGGCGGTGCTGTGGTGAATAGTGTCAACACGGTGACGGCGGACAATGCCACGGTTTCCATTAGCATCAATGTGACCGTGTACGAAGCCTCCTACACCAATACGCTGGTGCTCAAAAACGGCAGCGCGACCATCCTGACTATCTCCGGGCTTTCCTGGTCGAAGGGCACTGCGAACCGCACGGTCACGCTGACATCGGCGCAGAGGACAACGCTGTTGAACGCTATGGCGTCCATCAAGTCCTTTATAGGTACCTTTGCGGTTTCGTCTTACAGCGGGTCTACGCAGATCGGCAGCACCTCAAGCAAGACCGCCACGGTACTGACCACGGCAACCAATTCTGCTCCGACCATAAGCGGATTCACTTATGCCGACAGCTACACGACCACAAAGAACCTCACGGGCAACGATCAGCTGTTCGTACAGGACTACTCGACTCTCAAAGTTACACCGGGAACGGCGACTGCGAAGAACGGAGCGTCCATTTCCAACTATACCGCTTCCTGCAACGGTTTATCCGCATCCAATTCAACTGGGTCTGCTATCACAGTCGGAAAGATCGCCAAGTCCGGCAGTGTGACGGTCACGCTCTCGGTCACGGACTCCCGCGGCTACACCGCCGAAACTTCACGGACGGTGACAGTCATTCCGTACACCAAGCCGAAGATATCCTCGATAACGCTCCGGCGCACCAACGATATCGAAGCGGAAATGCAGCTCAAATTCAGCGGTTCTATTTCCGCAGTGACAGTAAACGGGACGCAGAAGAACAGCGTGGTTTATGTGCGGTATCGGTATAAGAAAACCAGTGAGAGCAGTTACGGCAGCTACACTAGCATCTATTCCGGCACGACAAAAAGCGGAACTTCTTTCAGCTACTCCAATTTGGAACTGTGCAATCTGGATGCCAACAGTTCCTACGACTTCCATCTACAGATCCAAGACAAGCTCTATTCCTTGAGCAGTCTGGATCTGTATTTTACTGTTCCGCAGGGCACGCCGCTCATTGCGCTTCGGAAAAAGAAGGTCGGCATCAACACGCCGGAGCCGCAGGCCACGCTGGATGTTGCTGGGGATATGCGTGTGGATGGCTCTCCCCTCGCAGATTTTGTCATTCAGCAAGGGACAAGCGGCATCTGGAATTACCGCAAATGGAAAAGCGGTACAGCGGAATGTTGGGGTCAGTATTCCTTTACGACTGCCATTTCAACGGCATGGGGCGTGCTTTATGAGAGTGGCGCAATTGCGCTCCCTAATTTTCCGTTTACCTTTGCGGAAATTCCCCACGTCCATATCTCCACGGAGAACAGCAATTACGCCATGTTTGTGGAGCGAGGCAGTTCAAGTAGCTGGTCTACAACAATCAACCCCGGAAAGATATTTGCCGTAAGACCAAATACGGTACCATCGGCAACCTACAAAGTATCAATCTATGCTATCGGAAAAGTGTGACGCTCCGGCGTCACTTTTTTCATACCCATTTTTAATCTCAAAGGAGGACAAACAACATGAAAGAATTCTGGACGACCATTCAGGTGGTGTTCGCCGGAATCGGCGGCTGGCTGGGATGGTTCTTGGGAGGATGTGACGGCTTGCTTTATGCGCTTCTGGCTTTCGTAGTCATCGACTACATCACCGGCATCATGTGCGCCGTGGTGGATAAGAAGCTGTCCAGCGAAGTCGGATTCAAGGGCATTTTCAAAAAGGTGCTCATCTTCGCCCTGGTCGGCATCGGGCATATTCTCGACACCCGCGTCATCGGCAGCGGCTCAGTGATGCGTACCGCCGTCATTTTCTTCTACCTATCGAATGAGGGTGTGTCCCTGTTGGAGAACGCCGCATACCTGGGACTGCCCATTCCGCAGAAGCTGAAATCCGTTCTGGAGCAGCTTCATGACCGTGCTGAAAAGGAGGACGAATAATATGGCTTACACGAACAGCCCTCTGGTGTCCTACACCAAGCTCAGCCCGAACCACTCCGGACAGCGCACCCACAGCATTGACCGCATCACGCCGCACTGCGTGGTAGGTCAGTGCAGCGTGGAAACGCTGGGCAACATCTTTTTGCCGACCTCACGGCAGGCAAGCAGCAACTACGGCATCGGTGTCGACGGGCGGGTCGGAATGTATGTGGAGGAGAAAAACCGCTCTTGGTGTTCCTCTTCTGCAGCCAACGACCAGAGAGCCGTCACCATTGAGTGCGCCAGCGACAATACCGAGCCGTATGCGTTCAAGGATGTGGTGTACCAGCGGCTCATCGAGCTTTGCACCGACATCTGCAAGCGCAATGGCAAGACGAAGCTGCTCTGGCTGGTGGATAAGGCCAAGACGCTGAACTACACCCCGAAATCTGACGAGATGGTTCTGACTGTTCACAGATGGTTTGCGAACAAAAGCTGTCCCGGCAACTGGATGTATGCCCGTATGGGTGATCTGGCATCCAAGGTCACGGCAGCTCTCGGCAGCGAGGTGAAGCCGGTCGAACCTGCCAAGCCCACCGGCACAATCAAAGCTGGCGACCTCGTGACCATTACGGGCAGTACCTACTATGGTGGCAAATCCATTCCCGGCTGGGTGAAAAAGCTCCGCTGGTATGTGGTCGAGGTCAGCGGCGACCGTGCGGTCATCAACAAGGACGAGTTCGGTAAGTACGCCATCATGTCGCCGGTCAAGACCTCTGCGCTCGCCGTGGCAGGCACGAAACCCTCCGAGGATTACAGCATCCACACCGTGGTGCATGGTGACACCCTCTGGGCAATCGCCAAGAAGTATCTCGGCAACGGCAGTCGCTACAAGGAAATCATCAGTCTGAACGGGCTGAAGAGCAATGTCATTTACAGCGGCATGAAGCTGAAAATCCCGAATAAATAATCTTTGCATACGCCCTCTGCGGATTTATTTCCGTGGAGGGCGTTATTTTTTTTCTCTTTTTTCGTTCAAGATGGCCATTTCCCTCCAGTGGGTAGTGAGAGGGGCCCCTCTCGGACTGGAGGACAATCTCATGACAAATGAGCAAAGAGAAAAGATAACGGCCCTGCGGCATCAGGGCTTTGGATATACGGCCATCGCCAACAGCGTCGGACTATCAAAGGACAGTGTCAAAGCATATTGTCGATCCCACGGCCTCGCCGGTGAGAAGGCAGAGAGCCACAGCCTTGCGGAGGTTCCCACGCAGCTTTGCCTGAACTGCGGCAAAACGCTGATCCAGTTCCCAAGACGGAAACAGAAAAAGTTCTGCTGCCCGGAATGCCGGACGGCATGGTGGAACGCTCACCCGGATGCTGTGAAGCAGAAGGCCGTTTATACCTTTATCTGCCCAGAGTGCGGGAAGGAGTTCACGGCCTACGGAAACGCCAAGCGCAAGTACTGCTCCCACGTCTGTTATATTGCGGCCCGGTTCAAAGGCGGTGATGCCTGATGAGCAAGGAGGAGCTCCACAACGATATGCTCTACCATGCAGCGATTTCAATGGCGAAATCCATGCTCGAAAAGGGCTTGATCACCGAGGAGGAATACGCTGAAATTGATACAATTCTGCTCGAAAAATACCGACCATATTTGGGTACATTATTATCCGAAAACGCTTGATATTCCTGCCTTTTAGAGTGATATATAGACACTACCGGAAGGAGGGATATCATTGAAAACAGTAGAGAAAATCGAGCGAAAACTGCCGGTTCTGAAAACAAGAAAGCGAGTCGCTGCCTACGCCAGAGTGTCGATGGAATCCGAGCGGATGCAGCACTCGCTTTCTGCACAGGTGAGCTATTACAGCGCACTGATTCAAAAGAACCCCGAATGGGAATATGCTGGCGTTTTTGCGGATTACGGGATCTCCGGCACCGGCACCAAAAAGCGTGATGAGTTCAACCACATGCTGGCTGAGTGTGAAGCCGGAAACATCGACATAATCCTCACCAAGTCGATCCAGCGATTTGCGAGGAACACCGTGGACCTTCTGAACACGGTCCGGCACCTGAAGGAGCTCGGCATTGAGGTTCGCTTCGAGAAGGAAAAAATCAATTCCTTGAGCGGCGACGGAGAGCTGATGCTTTCCATCCTCGCTTCCTTTGCACAGGAAGAAAGCCGCAGCATTTCCGAGAACGTCAAGTGGGGTACGATCAAGCGGTTCAAGCAAGGCATTCCCAACGGCAAGTTCAGCATTTTCGGGTATGAGTGGCAGGACGACAAACTGGTCATCGTACCGGAGGAAGCAGAGATCATCCGTTGGATGTATGCCGAGTACATGAAAGGCGCATCCCGGATTGAGATTGGCAGGGCCTTGATGGACCGAGGCATTTATACCCGGCAGGGAAAGCCGTGGGTGGACTCCAATGTGAAGGTTATCCTGACAAACATCACCTACACCGGGAACATGCTCTTCCAGAAGGAATACTGTGAAGACCCGATCACCAAGCACCGTAGGAAGAATTACGGCGAGATGCCACAGTATTTTGTCGAAGACACTCACGAGGCAATTATCCCGATGGACGAATGGCAAGCGGTACAGGCCGAGTTCAAGCGCAGACGGGACCTTGGTCCCTTCGGAAACAAGTCGCTGAAACTATCGGCTTTCTCCACGAAGATCACCTGTGGCTGCTGCCGAAAACACTATCGCCACAGTGGAAAACGGAATACCGCCGGTGAGGTTTACTACATCTGGATCTGTCAGACGAAAAGCCAGAAAGGTGTGTCGGCTTGCCCCTCGAAGAACATCCCGGAGAAGATGCTCCAGAATACCGCAGCGGAGGTGCTGGGCCTTGATAAGTTTGACGAGGACGTTTTCAGTCAGCAGATCGAGGAAGTCATCGTTATCGGAGACGATACCTTGACCTTCCGCTTTTACGACGGCCACGAGGTCACCACCAAATGGCAATCTACTGCCAAGACCGACTGGTGGACAGACGAGCGCAGAAAGCTCTGGGGAGAACGGCACAAGCGCAAGGATACCAATCCGAACCGGAATACCTTCTACGAGTTCACCGGATTCATAAAATGCGGCTGCTGCGGTGCCAATTACCGCTGCCAATCCGGAAAGCGTAAGGACGGCACCCCGACACGGTCTTGGTATTGCACCGGTCCACGTTCCGAATGTCGGAATCCGGCTATCAGGGACGAGACCATGAAGCGGCTGGTGACTGAGATCCTTGGCCTTGATGAGTTCGACGAGGCTGCGATGGACGCTCAGATTGAAAGTGCAACAATCCTCGACCACATGGTCACGTTCCATTTCAGGGACGGCCACATCGAATCCAGAGACTTCTTGGATAAGCGGCACGGCACCCCTTGGACCGAGGAACGGCGGGAAAAAGCGAAAAAATCCATGAAGGCCGCTTGGACAGACGAGCGCAGGGAGGCAATGAGTGAAAGAATCAAGAAAATAAGGAGCGAAAAGAAATGGCCAAATCCGTAACCACGATACCGGCGACGCTGTCACGCTTCACAGCGGCACCGATTAACAGCACTAAGAAGCGACGTGTGGCGGCCTACGCTCGTGTCAGCACCGACAACGAGGAGCAGCTGACCAGTTACGAAGCGCAGATTGACTACTACACGAATTACATCAATGGCCGGGATGATTGGGAGTTCGTCGGGGTATATCCTGACGAAGGCATCACCGGCACCAATACCAAAAAGCGTGAGCAGTTCAGGCAGATGGTTGCAGATGCCCTTGACGGCAAGATCGACCTGATTATCACGAAGTCGGTCAGCCGCTTTGCCAGAAACACAGTCGATAGCCTGACTACCATCCGGAAACTCAAGGAGCACAACGTCGAGGTCTATTTTGAAAAAGAAAACATCTGGACCTTCGACAGCAAGGGTGAACTTCTGCTGACGATCATGTCCTCGCTGGCGCAGGAAGAGTCCCGGTCCATTTCCGAGAACTGCACATGGGGCCAACGGAAGCGGTTTGCAGACGGCAAGGTCACGGTTCCGTTCAAGCGATTTCTGGGCTACGACATGGGGCCGGATCACAACCTCGTGGTAAACCCAGAACAGGCCAAGCTGGTCAAGCGCATCTACGGAATGTGCCTGCAAGGCCAGTCGCCATTCCAGATTGCCCGGACGCTGACCGAAGAAGGCATTCCTTCTCCCGGCGGCAAGGACCACTGGAACCCCAGCAACATCAAAAGCATTCTCACCAACGAAAAGTACAAGGGTGATGCGCTGCTGCAGAAGTCCTTCACTGTAGATTTTCTGACCAAGAAGAAAAAGACCAACGAGGGTGAAATCCCGCAGTACTACGTCAAGGACAACCACGAGGCCATTATCGACCCGGAGACTTTCGAGATGGTGCAGACGCTGATGACTACCCGCACCAAGGGCCGGAACCGCAAGAGCTCGGTCAGCATCTTTTCCAGTAAGGTCAAGTGCGGAGACTGCGGCAGTTGGTACGGGCCGAAGGTCTGGCATAGCAACGACGCCTACCGGAAGGTCATCTGGCAGTGTAATCACAAGTTCGACGGCCAGAAATGCGCCACACCGACACTCACCGAGGATGAAATAAAAGAACTGTTCCTCCGGGCCACCAATCAGGTGATCGACCAGAAGGAACAGTTTATAGCCATATACGAGCAGGTCCTTTCAAGGAATCTTGACACCACGGCCCTTGAGAGCGAGCTTTCGGATCTGGAAGCGGAGATCAATATCGCTGCCGAGCTCATTGAGGAGTGCATCAAGGAGAACGCTCACGTCGCCCTCGATCAGGATGAATACCAGAAACGATACGATGCTCTGGTGGCCCGGTTCGATAAGGCCAAGACCCGACACACCGAGGTCACCGATCTAATTGC